CTTCTTGGAGTATAGTGGATTGTTGCGCTATTGATTGTAAAAGGCTGGACATAATCAGACGATCCGTAAAATGCCATAGCCACATTTTCTGCTGTACCACTGATCCTCATTTCTACCGGGTTTGTGCCTTGCGTGTCGTAGAAAAACTCGTCCCAGGTAAAGATATCCCAGAAAACTCCACCAACAGCAGAAGTATAGGACTGGTAGCTAGGTTGCACATATTCTTCTGAATTATATCCAAGAGCAAAACCGGCGGCCAGCTCGACAAACGATTGCACACCGCTTGTCGTTACTTCAATCGCTGCTTTGCGGTATCGCTTTAAGGTCCGGTGTCCCTTAGCTGACGAATAGTTCATCAATATTTGGTATTCTATAGCTTTGCCGTCCCACGAGGTCCCTTTGTCGAGCTGATAAACAAATCCATCATCGGAGCCGATATAAGATACACCCTCACCTGTAGAAAGTTTTCCCTCCCAGGCGCAAGTGGCTACGTGGGGCATATTGATTGGCATATTCCCCATTGATTTTCCGTTTACTACTGTGCAGTATAAAACATCTCCGTTATCAAAAAATAGTCTGTATTGGCTTTTACTGCGATTAACTGTTGCAGCAACGGCTTGTCCAACATGATCATTTATATACGGGAGGATTTTGGATGTTATAGTATTCTGAGCAAAATTGCCATAAGCAAGGACTGCCTTCATGGTCCCCACGCCCCGATCATCGAACGCCATAGCATCAACCATGTTGGCAGTTGTAAACGGCACGGCTCCTGTACCTATGTTATATTGAACAAAATTGAAATCAGCTTCTGTTTTACCGTAAAGAATCCCGTAATCATCTCGATTATAGACTATGAGAGTAGAGTTGTCAGTGTCTCCAGGGGCGACAAGAAACCCGGTAATCACACCGCTTGTCGCGTCTTCCGCTGCTCCCTCTGCTGACGAAAAGTTGTAAGGTTCTCCAGCAACAGAGTGCAAAAAAGAGGCACCTTCTGAGACAAACAAATAATCTCTGTGTTTTACTATGTGGTTTGGGGTGGTGTTATCTGCATTAATGGGAGCGTAGATCTCCCCGTCAAATTCGAAAGGGTTGTTCTTACCATCGCATCCATAGGCTCTGATCGTTGTCAGTCTCCCATAAAAGTTACCTACCGCGAATTGATATCTACCGTCTTTAGCTATGGTTATCTGAGATTCGGCTCCAGATAGGCTAATAGTTGTGGTCCCAATAGTAGCAGCTCCAGAGGAAAAGCTACCCCCCGACACAGTAGTAATTATTAACCTGCCGGACGCATTACCTCCAGAAAACTCTCCACTCTCCAGCATCACTCTTTTAATTGTTGCTGTAACCGCTCCCTGTGTAAGGGTATCCCCATCAGATGGTGTGGCAACGTCCCCGGTTGTAAATGACACACGTTTAAATAGCGGTACTTGAACCCACCCGCCGGCTGATGATTTATAAATGTCTGCAAATGTTCCCGCTGCATTGTTTCGGAATGCATACAAAACGTCAACAATCCCAACAATACCGAGGACATTACCGCTCCCTGGAACGGTTGTAATGTCTGCTCGATAAACGTCAGCAGTAGCGTTTCTCAACTTAGCAAGTTCTTCGCCCGTGCTTGGTCCTGCAAATATATTATCTATTGTGCCGAAAGCTATAACATCACCAACCTCAAAATCAGTAGGCGAAATCTTTGTTATGTTAAGCTTAAGACCGTCAATCCTTGCAATTACGGCTGTTGCCCCACTAATAGAGCCTGTTATTGTTACACCTATCGATGGTAGGCTTGTGTAAACTGAAACGGAAATTACCTGTCCAATATTGTTTTTAGATGAAGGCTGAGTGCGTCCATCAAACCGCTCATCCCCTGCAACACGGTTATAACCTCCGTTGATTCCAACCTCAAAATTAGTAGAATTACGCACGTAGCCATTATCGAGTGACAGGGTGGGTGTTAGCTGATCCATCCCACCCCTCATTGATATCGTATCAAACTGGACAACAGGCATTTTCATATAAGCGAGCCTCCCACTGATATTGTTGGCCCTTCTGACATCCGCATTCTGTTCATTAACCTGTTGTATTCCTCCCGTCCTCGTTGGTATACTTCTTGCGCCGCCTCAAAAGTCCCGTAGCTCATCATTGCAGAATATACAATTAGCATATGGAATCTTGCTGGAAGCGCAGGGATATCATCATCCAAAGCTACTTCTATCGGAGCCTTGTAATACTCACCGACAACAGTATAGATATTGTTTGGCGGGAGGCCAAGAACAAGACTATCGTCAGGTGTGACGGCAACAGTTATCGGCTTGGAGTATGATGTCAGTTGTGTCCCGTACATGTAAATGTCACGGAATGTATTATAATCGTATTGTTGCAGAAATATTTCATCGCCCCTAGATCCAGATTTAAGAAATATTCGGAATGACCCGCTCCTAAACGCTGCCCAATCACTCAAGCCAATTTCATCAAGGCTATATTTTTGCTGCTCTGCAACTGTGTCGAATGAAAAGTTAGATCGGAGAAAACTCCAATACTGTTCTTCCAGCTGGATCTCAACAAGTGCCTGTTTGTACCAATCAACTAACCGTCGCATTTCTCCTATTTGATTTTCAACAGTAAGTGGACCTGTTCCGGGTACACCACACTCTTGTCTCAATCGTCTTACTCCCGCAAGGAAATCCATAATTAAATTGGTGCAGAGATGCGTTGACGTAACCACTCGGTGCCTAGAGGGTTTTTATCTTCGATCACTGTAAAAGGATATTTCAGCGCAGATTGAAATGATATGCCAAAAGACTGTTCATTTCCGGCCAGGACTTGTGAGGGTGTACTAACGTTTGTGATCTTAACTATCAAAGAGTCAACAAACTTTCGCGCGCAGGTTATCGGGACTCCTCTTTGAAAAAACACAAATCTACCACCGTTCCCAACAGGAACGACCTTTTCCGCATTCTTATCGGTTGTCTCAGCAACAATAACAGTGACCATCTCTTCGAAAAATGCTAGGGTTTCAAAATATTTTGTTTGCAAAGGCGTTTCTACACTATCAATAACATTATGATCCGTAGAAACCTCGTTGTCCCTTAATTTTATATCAGCCGGATTACCTGGCTTTTCTATGTCACTGTTGACTCGTTTCTGTACCATGTTTAGTGCTCCATTTGATTTTTAATATCAGCCGACATAAACAATCGGCTGATACTTAATTAAGCTATTTGTGGTCTGCTTTGGGGGACAGCAATGTTGACAATCGCATTGGTAAACCCTGTCGCATTCCAGTTTGACGTTCCAAAAGTAACGGTTCCTGCTGTAGACCCGGCTTTTAATATTTGGTACGCAAACAAACAAATGTCATTTGGTATGTTTGCAGGTTGCTCAGGAGCAACGCCGAACGATCCGTCAACCATAGGCACAATCTCACCCTGTACGCATTTGACAACACCGGCAGAGTTGTATCCCCACATCATCGCACAGCCTTGATTGGCTGTCAGCGTCTTAAAAGCAACACCAGTAGAGTAGTCGATTGTTGGTGTCGCTTGGTCTGCGTTAGTTGCAGACTTGGCGTAAAGCTTCCCGTCGATACAGTAAGTAAGTATAGCAGTACTATCGTGTACCGTTTCGGCCCCTGTAGCAGTCAAAAGGCTGCTAGTAAATGCCATAGTAAGACCACGCATATCTATTGCGTTCATATTTTTCCTCTTCTGGTAATAATTATCGGATAGCCCAAGGGCCTGTTACATCGTAATACAAATCTGTTATAGTAGCTGCTGAGAGCAGAGTAGTTGCGGCAACAAATGCGGCTCCGGTAGAAACTACTGATACAATACCGATTACAGCCTTGTTTTCAGCGACTTCGGGTAGCCCAACTGATGCGGCACCAGATGCAATCAAAACTTCCTGGCCTTTTTCAAGAGCACAAACACCAGCTGCATTAACTGTTACAAGGTATAGATTCATGTATCCGCTTGTGATATTATCGGTGGTTGCAGTAAATGCGACCTCTTGAGCGGCTACTAAAACAAGCTTGCCATTTACCAAACACGCTACAGCGTTGGCTATTTTAACCTTTGCAGCCGATACACTCCCAATAACAATACCAGGAGTATTCAACGCTCTGTTAGCTAAAGCATTGTCGTATGGTGCAAGCATCGCACGGACAAGCGTACCATCACGATTGTCTGCGATTTGTCCAGTGTGTTGGTTAACGTTCTTTAAATTTCCCACTTTAATTCTCCTTGAGTAAGACGGGCCTAAGCCCGCCTAGTCATTAGGTTTAATCAGTTAAAACAGAGGCACCAACTTCCGCCACTGCCATGTGCAACTGATTGAGTAAAACTGCGCTATAATAGCAAGATGCACCACAATAGCCTCGTTGACCGGTTGGGTCGTTTTTGTCGAGCTGTTCCGGCTTAACAATATGCGGTGTAATTGCATTTGTACCTCTTAAAGCAATATCACCCCATGCATCACGACCAGCCACAACAACTTGATATACATCTGGGTTGGTTCCCGTGGTTGACTCAAGCCCGGCGACTGATGCGGTCACGCTCGTTGCGCTGTCCTGGATACTTACCAGCTCTGGACTGGCTATAATCCGGAACTCTTCGACGGACCCAAACTCGTAAGGGGATACCGGTTTCATACTGCCATATAAAGCAACTGGTACAAAACCTGGGATGTCTCTAGCGTCGGGCTTGAGGTCAGTGTGGATAAATACAAAGTAGGACGCTTCGATACCAGAAGTGCCATAACCAGGTCCAGCCTTGAGAATCTGTGTTACTTTGTCTGTATGGTTCAGGTCCAAAGACTTTGTGATTTTACGGAGGATTTTAAGGCTGAGGGCTCCGTTGACAGTAGCCCTAGTCGTTCCGGTCCCACCATAAAACTTATTAGTACACGCTTTGATAACACCAAATCGAACAAGCTCTCGGACCAAAGAAAGACGCTCACCTGTCTGCATTTTCATGGCAGCGGGGACATCATCTTCGTAAAGATCGGCGGTCCTCTTTGTGTACCCAAAAAGAACTGAGTACTCGTCAAGAGTGACAGTGATATCCTGAGGTACAAGTGTTTCTGCTTCAGGGGTTACGCCTTCATTAGACAGGTGTCTGTTTGCTAATTGTTCTGTCCGATCTACGGTGGTTGCTGTAGTAAAAAACGTATTTGGAGAGGTGGTAGTTGCGTTGACCGGCAACCATCTGCGGTAGATTACAGTTGCTCCAACATTTTTAGGGACGGGTTTGCTCTCGCCGATCAGTCCTAAAACTTCTCGAGGGATAGCATGCTTAAGGATTTCTCCTTTAATTTTTCCAATTCTTTGCGCTGGTGATAACATTGATGATAATGCCATTTTAATTGCCTCTTATTGTTACGACGAGAAGCCATCCATCATTGCAGCTTCTTCATCATCTATATCGTGTTCCGTTGGTATTCCGTTACCTCGGGGCGTTATTGCCGATTTGATCCTTTTGGCTCGATCAGACGACTTTTTGCTTGATCCTTTTTTGTACTCTTTGTACTCTGTGATGACTCCGCTAACAATATCAGCATCCCATGTGCCGTTAAATTCCTGCTGCTCTTTCTCTGTTTTTTGTGTTAAAAACTTTTTGAAATCGTCAGCAACAACAACTTGTTCCCAGTCTTTGTGATCTCTTTTGATCAGCCTTAGCTCCATTTTGCGTTCGCTATTAAGACCTTCTTTAGCTTGAGGTGGCGGTGGCGGTGGGATAAAAATCTTCTTTGCTTCCTCTGGCTTGATTTCCTTGGGAGTCGGCGCGTCGTCTACTCCAAAAAGGATGTCTGCAAGCTCTGGAAACTCGTCCGTCATTTTTTGCTTAGCATTGGGGGAGATACGATTAATCTGTTTTTGTGTCATATCCTTGATCCGTTGCTCAACCCCACCCAGCCTGCCGTGCGTTACGTCTCGGAGTTTACTGATTGTTGATTTTAATTCATCAACCTCTCTAGCTTTCCCGATCACAGCCTGGAATTCATCTACAGTCATACCGCCAATCATTTCAGGAGTAACTTCTTTTTCCTCGGCAGGCTCATCGCCCGTCAAATCTTTGTCAGTTTCCTCATCTTCAACTGGCTCTTC